ACAACCAACGTCAAACATTGATTATGATTTGTACAGAAATGTTGATAGACCAGTCAATCCAGAAGGGCATAAAAAATGATTTCAGATAAAGAAAAACTAGACCTAATTCAAAAAAATTATAAGGATTTAGTTCTTAAATACAACATACTTGATAAAAACTACAAAGAACTTTGCAGAGAAGCACTAGAACAACCCCTAACAAGGGATTGGAAACATACCATAGACGAACGCATTGCTAGGGATATTGAGTTTAAAGATGCGCTAGAACAACCAGCATGGCAAGGATTAACGGATGATGAACTAAGTCATTTAAAATACTTGCACGTTGATTACGAATTGTTTGATGAAGGTGAATATGGAACAGAATGTAATGTGTACGTTGATGACTTTGCCAAAGCTATTGAACAAGCATTAAAGGAAAAGAACACATGGCCATTAAACTAGCTTCACTGCCCACGGCCAGTGAAAAGAACCTTGTAAACGATCGCCTACAGGCCGCCATCGACTACGGATTTGATGAGGTATTCATTATCGGCGTCAAAGACGGCACCCTTAAACTATCCTACAGCGGATATAAAGACATCGAGCGCAAATTAGGTGCACTGGAAATACTTAAACAAGACATGATCGCAGAATCGTATTCATAGGAGAACAATGATGAGTGATTCAGAGAATCGTATTACCCGTACGATCTTAAAAGATATCGTTATGGAATCAATGGCACATACCTTCGACAGTGACCTATTGTCCGACCTTTATAAAGACGCTTACGGCTTCCGTCCGGACGTCGAATACTTCAAGGCCTGGAATGAATACCCAGACGACTTTAAACAAACCATTTGGGACAGATTACTGGTCGACCTTGCGGCGGCCGTAGAAGCAGACAAGGAAGAGGAGCAATATGAGTAACATAATAGAAATGACAGCAGAAGAAATGAAAGAGTGGCTTAAGAAATCTTCTCCATCAACAAAAGACCTTATCAACAGCCCTCCGCATTACACCAGCGGAGGGATCGAAACGATAGACTACATGGAGGCCAAGTCCACCCCTGAGGAATTCAGAGGGCACCTACGCCTTACAGCACTCAAGTATCTATCCCGCGCAGGCCTTAAAGACGACACACTCAAGGATTTAAAGAAAGCGCAATGGTATATCAATGCCCTTGTGGAATTCATAGAAGACAGCACGGATAAACCATAGTAAACTACGTCAATGGACGACGAAAAACTAATGCAGATAGTCAGGATTACCGTGGACGGGATAACGTATCCCATGTTCGCTCCCGTTATTTGCAAAGAAAATGAAGAAGTAGGCGAAATTCAAGACCTAGAATTCGGTGAAATCGTCGTAATGAAACACATTGTATCTTGCCTACTTCATGGACTGAATAATACGGTGCAATAAAAAATAATAGAATACCTTTATAGAGACCTTCGGGTCTCTTTTTTTATCTAAAGAAAGTAAGTAGATACTTATTGTGGGAAAAGGTGTCCTATAAAAAGTATCTATGTGGAAAAAAAGTACCTAAGTAAGAATTATTGTGGGTACTTTTAGGCGAGTTGGGCGAAATTTGACGTAATGGGCGTATATTGTGGGTACTTCGGTGTTTTTTAGAAAGGGCGAATGGTCTGAATGGCTTGGGGCGTGGGTCTTGGGGCTTGGTGAGTGGTGGGAGGGGAATGGATCATGGACCACGGCCCACGGGCAATTATGCGTTCTCATATAGGGACGTTTTGAAAAAAAAAAAAATGAAATTATTTTTTTATAATTTGACGTAATAGACGTAATGCCGTAATGAACCAGTCATAGCAAGGGTTTCAAGCATTACGTTACATTACGTTGAAATAATAGACGTAATGAGCAATCCAAATCGTTCTAAAAGTGCGCGCGAGACATAAATTTGGAAAAATTAATTTCTTTTTTTTGGCTAGAAAAGAGTAATGGAAGTGATTTTTTGAACACAAAGACATCTGATTGACATGCCTACTTATTATCGGTATATTACGTGGGTAGTTTTATATATCAGGAGAAATCAAGAATGCCTTTGAAAGATGTTGAAGTAAAGATGAATGGAATAACACCTAGGCAACACACTATCCGCCATAGCGTAAATACTGGAAGAGCTAAGTATCCATTCAAGGCAATGATAATAGGTGATTACATATCTGTTGGCTCTCAAAAAGAAGCAGAGAACATCAGGCATGCACTTAAGTCATTCTATAAACGAATAGCTAATAGACGCTTTACTGTCAGACAGCCCATGGAAGATGATAATGTTTGGATATGCCGGAGGGTAAGCTAATGGCCGCAAAGGATGTTTGGAATGTCCCGCCCATCTTGGGGGATAAATTGCAGAAGAGACTATCTAGTAATGTAGGCTCTTTGCTTAGTCAGAAGAAGAAGTTAAATGGCCGCGAGTGGAAGTTTGTGCAAGAGCTGGTATCAGGTGACGGTCAAGTCACAATGAAAGAGTGCGCCATCCGTGCTGGCTTTAGTGAGAAGTCTGCAAAGGTCACGGCATGGAAGCTTACTAATCCTGAAATCTGTCCGCATGTAGTCGCCGCGATCCAAGAGTATCGTGCCGAGTTAAATGCAAAGTATGGCACCAATTACGATAGGCACATGAAGGATTTGCAGTTGATACGGGATAAAGCACTTGAGGCTGGCGCATTTGGTGCGGCGGTATCTGCTGAATATCGTCGAGGCCAAGCACTTGGCACCATCTACATCGAGAGAAAAGAAGTTCGTATCGGCACCATCGATAGTATGAGTAAAGACGAAGTAATGCGTAAGCTTGAGGAAATCAAACGCATCTACGGCGCTCCACCTCAAACCATCATTGATATGGAGCCCATCGATGTAATAAAAACCATCGAGGTAGAACCGGCATTTGACGCAAACGAGGTAATTGAGAATGGCAATAAAACCAGAGGCGGGGCTATACAAAAGACTGAAGGAGAATCTACCGGAGGCGCACATCACGAGGATAGAGTCGAGAGTGAACCTAGGGATACCGGATTGCCTGATAGCGCTGAACAAGACTAGGTTTGTAATGGTGGAGCTGAAGGTGGTAAAGCGCGGTAAAAAGGTCGCGCTTAGTCCACATCAAGTAGCCTTCCATCTGAAGCATGCCAGCCTAGGCTGTCCCACATATATCTTAGTGCAGTATCATCCGGCCGGCACAACATCTGCACTAAAGGCCGAGCTATTGCTGTATGACGGTGGCCAAGCAGAGGATTTACTGTTGCGTGGCGTGGAGTGTATACCAGCTGAAAAATGGCCGCTATCGCATGTGCAATGGCATATGTTTAGGCATGCTTTAACCGAGTAAAAGAAAAGGGGCTTAGCGCCCCTTTTTTATTTCCCTCCAAATAGATGTGCAAATAACACCATCGATATAAGCTTTAATAACATGCCGAGTGTAATTGGTGAATTAGTCTCTGCCGGTTTGGCCAATATCGTGGCACGCTCGCGCCGTAGTCGCTGGCGCCTTTCGTGCGAGGTTTCTCTTGTCATAGCTGGCCATTAATATCCCTTGTAGATTCTAATGGCCTCGTCTTCTAGGCTGTCGCTGAATCCATCGCCTATGTCGCTAAAACGAACGGCAAGGCCTTCCTCGTCCACTATTCGCAAAAGCTTAACCTCGTATAAGGTAGGACTGTCTCCGGTGCCGTAGCCGTCGTAGCATTCGTCCACATCGGCCGTTACTAAATACCCACTATGTTCAAAATCAAAGCTCATAATAATCTACCTTTCGTATGCGTCTAAAAAATCGTTAACGGCCTCTTTCACGGTCTCGCCATCGTAGCTGGTGGATATAATCTCGGTGCAATCGTCGTCTGAAAGCTCATAGCCTAAATTGGCGGCATAGGCTTTTAATTCATCAAATGTCATCTAGCACCTCCTCTACATACGCGGCATTTTCTGTTTCATAGCGATACTCTTTTGCACAAGCCAAGGCGTCTTTCTCATTATCAAAGGTGCCTAAGCATGTGCCATTATGGTTGTATGCATTAAATGTCATCTTGCACCTCCACAATTCGAAAGTCTTCTCTATCGGTAAAGTCTTCAATGTTGCCTTCCTCTACCTCTTCTTCCATCTCTTTAAAAAACCAGTCCAGCTCCGCGCGTGCGCTTT